TGCATCAACTTAGTTGCTCGCTCACGATTACCATTGCGAGCAGCATCTGCAGCAGCACGAGCATAGCCAATTCCCTTTAAAACAACATAGACATGTCGGAAAAATGATTTCATTTATTTCTCCTCATTCAATAATTGTTTCTCACCTTTAGACTTAATAGCAACTTTCTTTGGTTTACTTTCTTCAGGTGTTAGACGCTCTAAAGCAATCTTCAACATACCATTAAAAAGTTCTGCGTCTTTAACTTCTACATTATCTTCAAGAGCAAACCAACGAGTGAACGCACGATTAGCAATACCCTTAAATACAAAGTTTTCATCATCAGATACGCTATTAACATTACCTTTGATTACTAACTTGCCACCATCAATCTCGATATCGATGTCTTGCTTAGAGAAACCAGCTACAGCCAATTCGATTGTATATGAGTTCTCACTGTTCTTACGAATGTTGTATGGAGGATAGTTAGGAATATTTTTGGTGATCTGATCATGCATCTCTTTATATTGAGAAAGAGTCTTATCAAATCCAATAAAGAATTTTTCTAGTTCTTTATCATTCCACAAGTTTGGGATAAATTGACGATTCATAATGTTCTCCTTACTTAGTTCCGAATACTTTCTTAGCATCAAATGAAGTTGCTGCTGTACCTACTGTAGTGAAAAAATCTACAGTTGATTTAGCGACAGTCTTAGCAAATGATTGCTGAGCATCGATGTAAGTTTGGAGGGATTTTGCTACTTCTTCGTTTTGAACGAAAGTCTTAACGAATTGAGTTTTGATACCTGATACAGTATCGATAGATGTGTTTAATGCTGATAACATATTGTTCTCCTTTTCAGCGAGTTTAAAATTGCTACCCCGAAGGCATAGCGTTAATGCTGGTTACTGGTTCCAGCGACAGCTTAACGTACTGACAGCTTTACCAACGATTCGTAACTTAGCGGTCCTAAGGTGAATTCTTGGTAGTGTTTTACATGGTTACTACCACCATGTCCCATCCCGAGGGATGCGTACTTGCATGGGTAAATCTATTTAGGCAGCAGGAAGTTCTGTAGCAGCAGCTTCTTGTTGCTTAATAATTTCTTCTACCTGTGGTTCACCCTGTTGCTTGATTTTGCTGATTAGGGTTACAACTTCCTCAAATGGATGTTTACCAAGTACACGCAGAATCAAATTGCATTCGTCAACTGTTAGTTCAAGTTTAATCATGTTATTTTACCTTCTTACCAATGTTATATTTAGGGACTAATTCCCATTCATCTTTCTCTTTATAAGAGACCACTTTAATTTGAGATAGAGATGCTTTAGGGTCAGCACGTTTAGAATCAAGAATCTTCAACAGTTCCCAGTCTTCCAACAATGTTGCAATAGCATTTCTTCTCTCAATATCACCAGAAGTGATATTCGATTCTTTACCATCCAAAGCAAATAGTTCTTTGAAGTGAACGATAAAGTATCTACCCTGCTTATGTAAAATATGGCAGGATTGATATAATTTCTTTTCTTTTCTGGATGCGATCCCGATGCGGGTAAGTGTCTCACGAACCTTCAGAAAGTTGTCAGGTTCAGGTAAAGTCACTTCAAGCATGGACTCTGGCGTCCAGTCGTAGTAAATCATTTCAACAGTCATGATTATTTTCCACCTTTATATAATTTTTGTTCTATCATAGCCAACTGCTCATCAGACAATACACTCAATGCCTGTTTAGCCTTTTCGTTAGAATACCCATAGTATTCTTTCACTAAACGTAAAGACTCAGAAATGGCATCCTTCTTAGACCATTTACTGAATCTTTTCTTTTTAGTAATACTATTTAGCAAAAACGAAAATTGCCAGTTCTTTGGAATCCCATAATGGCGATTCATCTCGTTGGCGTACAATAGGGTATCTGGAAAATAAGACAACCCTTTATTCACGATCCAAGCATTATAATCCTTATGTGCTTGGGGATCTTCGAATAGGTTTTGTTTGGTGAAATTTATTGCATTAATATAATCAAATGGACTCATGAATCAAACCCGACTTCTTTCAAATTATCAGGAGTCGCTGCGAACTTTTTACCTGGATATCTTTTATCCAAGTTTTCTTCTAGTTCTTTGCGATTAGTTCCCTGAGCCATAAATGTATTATCGGGAAGTGAATATACAAAATATCCATGATCTACCTTCTCAATTTTAATTGGCAGGTATTTCTTTTTTATTTCATCAATGTGTTCTTGTAATACCTCAAGAGTTTCTTCTTGCTGCATTTTTCTAACTTCAGCAATCGCTTTAAATTCTCTGAGATACCAACCAAGACGAACAAGCATAAAGGCGACCAAAATGTATATGAGTAGTTCCATATCATATCCTTATTTGAATTTACACTGAGCCATAACTTCAGTCAGTGCTGCCATAATATTTATCTCTTGGTCTGCTACGAATGCTGCTTTATATTGATAGTCTGCAAGAATAAGAATCAACTGAGGAATGCTCACTTCTTGCATGTTGCCAACTGCATTATCATACAACTCACGAAACAATGGAGCAGTACCCAACTCGCTATTCTTTCCAACCCACTTGCGAACTTCACCGAAGTTCTTTTCCTTCATATCTTTGACAAGTTGTTTGTAAGATTCTGCACTGGCATTGATAAGGATACCAGAATCAATCTTACCAGAAACAGAGTAACGCTGAAGTTCGTTCAGGATACGACGATAGTCAGGGAAGTGTTTAATGATGAGTTCAGAAACCACCTTTGGATCAAACTCAATATTCTCTTGTTTGAGAATCTGCGCTGCACGCTTGAAGAATGTTGCAGCAATTTCCTGCTTGTCTTTAGATTCAATCTTGAATTCAATCACAGCACAACGACTATGCAATGGTTCAATGATTCGGTTCTTAAAGTTACAGGTGAAGATAAAAGAACAGTTGCCAGAGAACTGCTCAATAAAGTTACGAAGAGCAGGTTGCACTGACTCTGCATTCATATAGTCTGCTTCGTCAACGATAACTACTTTCTTGGCGTCAGTCAGGGATACAGTAGAAGCAAAGTTCTTGATTGTAGTTCGCAGAGTGTCAATTGAACGACCTTCATCAGATCCGTTAATCATAATAAAGTCTGCTCCGACTTCATTGCAAAGTGCTTTGGCAATAGTAGTCTTACCAACACCAGCTGTTCCGCAGAACAAAAATGTTGGTAGCTGTCCTTTAGATACATATTCCCTGAATGTCTGTTTCAACGATTCAGGGAGAACACAATCATCAATTTTCTGTGGGCGATATTTCTCTACCCAAAGAAACAAATCATCACGTGATTCAATCATAACAAATTCCTTATAACAAATTAAATATCAAAAATACCTATCATTGGGTGTATAGGTATCTACATCAACAACCCCAAAATTAAACGAAAAAGAAATCCTATCACCTTCAGATTTATTTTCTCTTACGGCATGCATAATATTTGCAGGTGCTAAAACTAACGCACCTTCAACTGGTGTAACGTAATGTTTAACTGCAGTTATATTATTTCTGTTATGGAAATATTTGGCTGCATAATTAAAATATGTACTAATATCTGGATGCAAATAAACCAGATCGCCAGATTCTAAAGGTACTTTAGGGTAGTATGATCCAGCTAATACATTCCCTGGATGTGGATGGCTTTCTAGATTAGATCCTGGAGGATATATATTGAACCAACAAGAATCCAAAACCAAATTAACTGTTGGTCTTGGATTTAACTCATTAAAACAAGTCTTTGCATTTTCAAAAATTAAACCAATTAACTTTTTAGTTTCTGGGAATGCTAAAAAGTCTTTTTTAGTTAAATTATAACTCTTCCACTTTAAAGAATATTTACTATGTCCCTCTGGGTTTCTATGCTCAGGATCTTTACTTCTTAGTGTATAAGCATGGCTAGATATTTTTTCATTATCTATTGGCAGATCTTTCCACTGCCAAATAGGATAGGTGAATATATCTGTTCGAGTCATTGATCTCACTCAAATGTAGAGTCAGCTTCAACGGCTACATAATAAACCAAATCACCAGCACCTTTGAAGCGAGAGATCTTCTTGGAAGAAATGCTAACATCATAATCTCCAGGAAGCATCTTTAGGTTCTCAACCTTCAAGTTTGCTTTGAAAGTTTTGTTTGTGGTACCAACAGTTTCATTGAAACTATTTGCGGTAGCATTCTTCTTATCGCCAACGACAGCAATGATAGTTGAACCATCACCGATGATTGATAGGTCTTCACTGCGAAGAACACCTGCAGTCTTACGAAGCATATCCAACTGAGTAGCAGTTAGTTTGAAGTTAATCTCTGCTTCAGGGAATGTGATTGCTTTCTGCGGAGCAGTCAATACTTCAGGTGATGCAGCGAAGTATTTAATCGTACTCTTACCTTGTTTGATTGTAACGAACTTCTCACCGAACTCAAGTTCAGGATCTTCGAACAAAGACATGGCACCCAAGAACTCATTGAGATCGTAGATGCCAAAGTCGGGAAATGTTTCTGCCACTGTAGTGTCAGCCATCACATTTTTCTGTGATGAGATGGTTGCAAGTTTATTACCTTGCTTCAACAACAGATTGCTATTAATACCAGCAAAGTTTTTAATTACTGCAACTGTTTCTTTAGATAACTTCATTTACTTCTCCTATTCATATGTAACATAACTATGTATTCTCATTTTACCTTCAAACTGATTAAAAGTAAAATTTATTTTCCAATCATCAAACCAGTCATATTGCTTGGAACAACAATAGTCTGAACCTTGCCATTCTTAATACCTTCAGAGATATTCAATGCAGCTTGAGCATTCATAAACGCAATGGAACTCGCAGAGTTATTTGCAAGAGCAGCCATCCGCTCAGCTTCTTTACGAGCAGTCTGTACTTCTACTTCTTTCTGTTTGAATTCATTCTTTGCACGAACCAATTCATTGGCAGATGCTACAACCGAATCAGCAGGAACGATGTTACGAATAAGAACCTGTCCGATAATTAGACTTCCATCAAGTTTCTCATCAGCAAGACTCTTTTGAATCTGCTCTCTGATTGCTTGTTCCATTGCTTGACGATTGTCCGCCATATCCAGTGCTTCGTACTTACGTGCTTCTTTGTAAATAGCATTACGTGCAGTTTGAACAATGTAATTATACATCAGGTAAATATCGCCATTGTGTTTAGCGTGGAATGCTTGACTCTTTTGACTATAGAGTTCAGCAACTTGTGCTTGATTAATGTTATAGATAACCACAGCATCAAAGTCTTTCATAGTGCTGTTGTCTTTGGCAACAGGGGTCATGTCGTCAAGTTTAACATTAACATCTTTGATAGGGAATGTAAGAACATCACCGATCAACACTTGATTAAAAGATCCAGGAAGCAACTCTCCTTGCTGGACTTGCTTGTCAAATCCAACACGAACACCGACTTCACCTGTTTCAATACGAGTGCAACCAGTGGCAAAAACAGCCAGCATGGCAATAGCAAGAACACTTTTCTTCATAATAATTTCCTTAAAATAAAACAACGATACCGACCAAAAATAAACCAGTCAGAACTGCACACACTAAACTGTATGATAAAAGTTTAGAAACATGCCACTTCTGTTTACCAGTCAACGCACAAAATGCTTGAATGCCAAAATAAAAGATAGCAAAAATAATAGCGAATGATGTAACGATCTTCATCATTTCTCATCCTTTGAATATTTCACATCGTGTTCGTACAAGAACATTAGACAGCACATTGCGTGTGCCAAATGATTCTTGCTGGTTTCAGGATCGTTTTGTTCTCCCTCTTTCCATGCCCACAGATGTCTTTGCATTGCATCAAAGTATCTACGCTTTGAATCTGGAACATGTTTCCAATTATCTGGTTCGTATTTCTCCGCACCAAATGTTAGAATTTCTACAGTTGCTTTCAATGCAAGTGGAGGTAACAAACCATATTGTAGTTTGTTACCATCAAATTTACGACCACCTGTAGTGGCGTTTTGGGATTTTTTAATTTCTTCTTTAGTTGCCATTATTTCTCCACTACAAAAATTAGTACTGGTTTTTCTTTATAGTCTGTAACCAGCAAAAATAGACTGCATCTGTTTATCGCTCTTTAGTTTAAAGTCTGCTCAGCGAAAGGACGCAGTTGTCCTGTAGAGATACGACTCAAATTATGCAAACAGACGTGAACCTGCGATCTTGGCTGCAAGACCAACGATACGACGTGATGGTTGACCCATACGATACTTAACAACTTCAGTACCATTTACTACTGCTGGGTTTGAATAAACACAGTAGCCTTGCTCACGCAAGTTACGAATGGTAGAAGCTGGGTGGGCGATACCGAAAGATGCAGAGATCTGCTTGGCAGTAAACTGCTTACCTGCTTGTAGGTGCTTCAATAAAAGATTTTGCTTGGACATTATATAATATCTCCATAATAAACAGCCATCAAAAAAAAGATCGGGAGAAGTGATGGCATTCCCTCTCCCGACTAGAAAATAGAAGATTAAACTTCGATGCCATTCTCACGAAGGATTGCGTTGAAATCTTCAACATCAGCATCGTGAACATTAGACTCATCAACAATTTTCTCAAGACGAGTTTTCTTGGGAGCAACTGCTTTAGGAGTCTTAACCTTAATGGCTTTGGGTTGTTTCACTTTAACTGCTTTGGGAGCAGACTTGGCAGCGACGAAGTCAGAAAGTTCTTTCTCCGATGGCCATGGCATTTGATAAGTACCACGACCTACGATGTTAGTTTTCTGGAGCCACATGGGGAAACCAAGTTTCTCACCAGTAGAGCCACGCTGTTCTTTCAGAAGAAAGTAACCAGCAAGCAACTCTTTCCAAGTAAGATCTTTCTTAGTCTTATACTGTGGACATACGTCAAGAATACGCACGCAAAATGCTTTTTGTGCTTTAGACAGATCAGCAAAGTTTTTCATAATATATACACCTTTCAAAGTTAATAATCAACTACAATAACAATTCTACCTTAAACCTGATTATTTGTCAAGTTTAAAATGGGATTTCCTGAGCAGGTTCTTGCACAACAGGTGCTTCCACTGCTACAGGTTCTGGTTGCGGGTTTGCAACTTTATCATACAGGTCAATAAATGCAGCTTTCGTTGCAGCATCAAAACGATTGCAACAAAGTTGGACTGCTTTCTCCCTGTTCTTGAAGATTGCAAATGCACGAACGATATGGATCATACGACGAGTCGTAATTGTTTCATCCACACCACCATCCTCGAAAGTGCGACGGATAGCATCAGCCCACTTTACAAGGGTCTCTGCAAACTCTTCGTCAATACACGAATAAGTTTCCATGAGATTCTTGATAATCTTAATCTCAACTTTTGCAGCTGGGTATTCCTGTTCAAACGTAACAGCGAATCGCTCCAAGAATGCTTCGTTCAATACGTTGGTACCGATATAACGACCATCGTCACTACCCTTACCCTTAGTGTTCGCAGTTGCAATAACATTGAATCCAGGAGCAGGAACAATCATCTCATTCTTGAGTTTGAAATAGTAAGGTTTACCCTCGAGAATCGGTTGCAAGCACAACAGAGTGTTGGCAGAGCCAGCATCAATTTCGTCAAGCAACAGAGTAGTACCAGTACGCATAGCGATTAGAACTGGTCCTTCAACAATTTCTACGTTACCATTCTCCAATGTTTTGGAGCCGATAAGTTGTTCTTCGTCAGTCATCATGTTTAGGTTAACACGAATGAGTGGCTTTTTGTATTTCGCACAGATCTGCTCAACCATGGTAGACTTACCGTTACCAGTTGGACCAGAAATATATGCAGGGTAGAAAATACCAGACTTGATAATAACTTCCAAGTCGGAGTAGCTACCGAAAGGGACGAAGTTTGAATCCTTCTTAGGAATCAATGATGCAGTGTTTGTGTAATCAACCACGAAAGACTCTACAGGTTCAGATTTAGTTTTTACCACAGTATTTCCAACTACAACAGTAGAAGGTTTACCACCATTAATTGAATATAAACCACGACCAACAACATCTTGCATTAGCCACAATGGGTGGTAGTCGATTTTGTTTTTGGCACGAACTTCCAGCAATTGCTTGCGTGTAACTGTACCAGTAGTTTTTGTATCAGGGAACATCTCAAAGAGTTTATCTTCGAAGAATGCTTTTTGTTGCTCAGTAATTTTTGCCATCACTCACTCACTTTCATAATAAAAAATTCAAACACTAGACCAAATTTCAAGAACCCCACCATCAGGATAATCAGCAGGTAACACAACAGACCGAAGGTAATCATAAGCCAGACCGAAATTAGCGAAACCTTCAGAAACAACAATTTTATTCACAGTATCAATAACAAAGAACTTCATAACAATCCTTTCACTCTATACAATAATTATACGTCTTTTTTGAATTATTGTAAAGCAATATTTTCACCCTCTATTCCAGAGGGTTTGCAATCCCCTACAATCCGTAGGGTTATGCAACATAGCCAATAAAGTTATTCAGAAGGACTCGGCTAGTCTTCTTGACATTCAAAAACTTACCAAAGTTTCTTGCGATCGCCTTTGCATTCGCATCTGCTTTCACATCCAACTCACCCTCTTGAATTCTTGTAGAAGATTGGGGAATCAGGAACAAGTCATCACGACCAGTATTCTTGATTGATGCAAATCCTTTGACACGGAAATCTTTTCTCCATTCTTCGATTAACATAGCATCGCTACCTCTATACTCGGGTAGATTTGCTTGCATTGCACCACGCAAGTCACGACGATGATTCTGACAGATATGAAAGCCCAGTACTGAAATGTTGTAACGATCTTTCATCATTTGCAGAATAGTTTTCGATTGATGGTTACCATACTTATTAAACTCATAAGTCTTTTGAGTAATTTCATCACGGATATAATGTTTCTGTTTGATACGTTTGTATTCAGCACCAACAATTTCAGTTCGCACATCATCCAAACCACGATGATATCCAACAGGAGCCAAAGAATGACCTTCGCCATCGGTAAGAGTAATGAACGTCATCTTCTCGATATTGTTGTTTTTAACAAACGAACCAACGTTATTGTAGCACCATACCAATGCTTCGTTAAGTGGAGTGCCACTGGTTTCATATCCTTTGTTCCACTGAAATTTCCAATGCAACAAACGACGTGCCATTGAATTGAATTCGCTGGTAGTCATTTTGTTACTGAACAATTCAAGAAGATTGAAACAATTATTGGCAGCACCGATTAATTTTTCGGTTTCAGCTTTAGCACGTTTCGCTGTTTCAAATTCACGCTCATATGTATATCGTTGTGAACGTGCTTCGTCAGAAGTACAAGCATTCTCACGAACGTAATCATAGTACGCAGATGTAAAAGCATAAACACGATAAGGAATCTGAACACGATTGCAGAACATAGCCAAATTAACAACCTGCTTAATTGTATCTTGCAAAACTTCATTCATAGAACCAGACCAGTCAACCAGCATAATCATACCATGGTTTTTACCCTCTGGTATAGTGGTCACACGTTTAAAGATATCGTCTTTGAGTTTGTATGCATAAACTTTCTTCATATCCAATGAACCGATCTTGGATACTTGAGCACGTTTATACATAGTTGCACTCTTGCGCATCTCGAATTCTTTGACCAAATAGTTTACTGCACGACTGGAGTCAATCTTAAATTGTTCGAAGTCTTTCTTCTCGGCAAGTTCTTTCTTTGTCAAATAATCTGGCTCAGCATAACGTGTGTATCTTTCTGCACGACCATCTGTATCATCTAGCCACTGCTCTGGAGATTTTGTTTCAGAAAGAATCTTTTTAAATGGAACAACAACTTCATCCATATAATCAGTATCAAACTTCCAGTAGTTATACTCAGTGGTATCGTCAGCGAGATCGCTTAGTTTACTGGAAAAAATACGTTCAGTTTTAGACTCAAGATCTTCATCATCATTATTGTTTGCTTGTTCGTCAGTTTCTTTGGACTTTGTGCTCTTGACAGTTTTTTCAATCTCTTCCATATCGTCAAGTTCTTCTTCGTCAAAGTCTTCGTCATAATCGATGTCAAAGTCAGATTCAATCGGATCTTCTTCGTCTTCATCGTTTGATTGCAAACCCAATTCCTGCATTTGTTTCTTGCGCTCTTCCAGTTGTTTTCTGGAGAATGCGTATACATCATTGGCTAGTGTGATAACATCGTCAATAGTTTCGGTGCGTTCAGCACGTTCAACAAAAATCTTTTCTTCAGATGTAAATTTTACACCACAAAATACACCTGCTTTAAAGTAGAGATTAATTTTGTCGATAAGGTTCAATTCAGCGAATGATTGAATCTGACCAACACCAAAAAAGTCACGATCGTTGAGTTGTTTGTAGCCATCACTCATACGCTTACGTAGACCTGGATATTTACGTTTGATTAGTTTCTCGATACGCACGTCTTCGATGACGTTTAGATAACTACGAATCTTTGGGTTATCTTCGATCGGTTTCATATATGCGTCAGTCGTGTATAGCGCATGACCAACTTCATGACCGATCAACATATCTTCAATTTCGGGGGACATTTCTTTCCACATAGGAAGAGTCAATACACGACTCTTAATATCGAAAGATGCAGTGCGAGTTCTTGCACGAACAACAGAAAGATTTTCTGTAGCAAGAAGTCTTGCGGATAGATCAGATGCTTTCATTTCCATAATATATTATTCTCCAAATGCCATATCAAATTCAAACTCAGTCAATGCTTGCTCAACCACATCACGATTTGCCAACTTTATCGGTAGGATGTGTTCAAACTCACACACATTACCAATATCATACTTGTGGCAAAGACTTGCCAATTCAAAGTCATCAAAACTACTCCACTGGTTTTGCATAATTTTCTCCATTCTATAGTAGAATTATGCCCGAGTTTTGATTATTTGTAAAGCACTATCGTAAGTCGTTGATTTTATTGGAAAAAATAACCCTACAGAACGTAGGGTTTTAGGCTATAACGCTGAAGTCGTTACGTTTCTCAAACTTAATGACAGACCTAAACTTCTCAAAGAGCTGGTCTCCTTTGTGAGAGATAACAAAGATATTTGACTTTTCACCAAACTGGTTCATCAGGTTAAGGAAATAATCAGTTCCAGCTGTGTCTAATGAAGAATCAAAAATCTCGTCAAGCAACAATAGGTTTGTATTGACTGAGTTCTTCATTTTTGCAATTTGTCGCCAAGTGAAAAGTATTGCAAGGTCAATCCTCATTTTTTCACCTTCCGAAAAACTTGCGTAAAGTTCAAAGTGAATGTAAGTATCCATCGCATTTAGATACTTGTTGATCAACTTATTCATGGCAGGTAGATACTCACGAATAATCGCTGTCTTGATACCAGTGTCCTTCAATAAAGCAGAAGCAACTTCTTCAATGTTACGCTGTTCTTGTAAAGATGTTTTAGTATTAATCTTAACAATGGCTTCAGTGGCAAGTTCTTTTAACTTGGCTTTCTCTTCATCGATGTTAGTTGTGTCAGATTTAGACCCCTCAATCTCAGCTTGGAGTTCACCGATTTGTTTGTTGAGTAGGGTGATCGTACTGTTTCTTGTAGATAACTCAATGTTCTTATCGGTAATCGCTTCTGCCACTTCATTAATCTTTTTGAGTTTTTCATTAAGTCCAGAGAGGATCGTGTCGAGTTCATCAATCTTTGAGTTGTTGTCCATGAGTTTCGCATTAAGATCTTTGACAATGGTCTCTTTGTATTCTTCAGCGATATCTTGGTTACACGACGGACATACATCATGTTCATTAAAAAACTCTGTATGGTGTTCGCAAGTTTCGACTTTCTGGAGCAACTTGGATTTAATTGATTTTGCTTTTTCAAACTCTTGGTTGATTGTTTCCTTCTCAGAGATCTTCCCTTTAAGTGTTGATATTTCTCCGAGAATGACATCAATCTCCGACTGGATTCTGCTAATTTCTCCAGAATGGGATTCGACTTTGGCTTGGAAATTTTTAATCGTTTCTGTCTTCGCATCGCTAATAGTTTTAATAATACTCGTTTGGCTTTCAACTTTCGTCTTAGCGTTAGCAATCTCCGATTCAATCTTTGCGATCGCATCTTTAGTCTCCTGTGCTTTTTCTTTTAATAATGTATTCATGGTAGAGAAAATGCGAATGTCAAGAATGTCTTCGATAACTTCTCTACGTTGTCCCGATGGTAGTTGCATGAATGGAACAAAAGAAGCACTACCAAGAATAACTACTTGTGTAAAAGTTTTATAATTTAATTTAAGGATTTGCTGTTCGAGACTTTTTTGATAATCACGTGAAGCAGCATCCTGATTAATCAAAGTTCCATTCTGCCAGATCTCAAAGATGTTTGGTTTGATACCACGAACAACTTTATATTCAGCTGGACCAATATTAAACTCGATAGTAACTAAACAGTTCTTACCATTGATGCTGTTAATCAACTGATTCTTATTGATGTTACGAAATGGTTTGCCAAACAACGAAAAGCACAATGCATCTAAGATTGTGCTTTTTCCTTCACCATTCTTACCAATGATTAAAGTAGTTGGTGATTTATTCAATAATACTTTGTTTGCTGCGTTACCTGTTGAAAGAAAGTTCTTCCACTCTACACTTTTAAATACAATCATTCACTCTTCCATTTCATACCCATAGACTTATAAATGAATCTCATTATGAAGTTGGGTTTCTTTTTAGAAATAACAGTAATTGGCATAGCATCTACATTAATAGTAAAAGATGGCGAGCCAAGATTATTTGAGATAGTGGTCCAACCTACAGTACCACCATTACCAATAGACAAACATAATCCAGAACCAGAAATAACGGATCCAACATTTTTGCTAGCAGCATATTCAACACATGGTGTAAAATCTAAATCAAGTGGAATCTGTTCTGTTAATGGAAAGAAATACTGGATCTCAAGTTGTTGCATTAGACCACCTCTACGTTAATGGCTTCCGTATATAATGTTTTCATAAATGTTTTAACATGCTCTTTATCAACGTCAGTTTCAACGCTGTCAATATAATTAGATAAAACACTTAGCGTATCTTCAAGATTGATATCTTCACCAACCTCTCCGTCTTCAAACTCAGACATGTCCTCAATAATTTTAATTTCATGACATCCTTTATTATACAGCTTTTGAATAAATTTGTCAAATTTATAAAAGTCAGTTTTATTTACAACAACTAACTTAACAAACTTATCGGCTAGATCGAGAGAGTCGAGGTCGATGGGGTCGGATCCTTTGTCGGAATACTCAACTCTGGTGAACATTGTATAAGGATTTGGGATAAACTCGAGTTCTCGATTATCAAGGCAGAACAAATGGAACCCTCTTGGATCATTATAATCTTGCCAAGTAAGTTCATAGGGATTACCGAGGTAATGAATGTGACCATTGCCACTGCGGTGATGATAATGCCCACTAAACACGAGGTCAAACTTATCAAACAAACTTGCTTCCAATCCTTCATGAGATTGCATACCTTTATACATAGCAAAGCCAGCAATTTCAAAATGCCCCATACAGAGGTCTGCTTGCGTTTGCTTTAATTGATCGAGTGACTCTTGATAGTTATCTGGACAAATCCATGGCATCATACATATCGGGATACCACCAACAAAGATTGTTTGCGGATCATCAATAACTTCGATGTTGGAGTATTCACGCAAAAGTAAATCTGGTGAATTGACTTCATTGGTATTTTTATAGTATGTGTCGTGATTACCTGCTAACATATAAACTCTTATACCACGTTCTTGTAATTTATCAAAGAACATTTCCTTTGCTCTTTGTAGAGCATAGAAGTTTACATATTTGCGTCTATCAAATGTATCACCAAGAATAAGAACAGTGTCAATACCAGATGAATCAATAGTAGGAAAGAAAGTATTGTCATAGAATTTTTGAAAGAAGTCTAGGAAAGCAATACTGTCATTACGAGCACCAAAGTGTTGGTCAGTAATAATTGCTACTCGCATTTTTCTCCATT